GAGGGTTGTTAACACCCTCTTGTATTTGAAGAAGAAGATCCACGCCAAACGGATCTAGTTGCTTTATTTCATCTTTTGTTAAATACTTATCTAATTTATGTTTGCCAGTAAAACCGACCACTTTACCTTTTGATTTCTTTTTGCCTGCCATTAGTACGTTCCTTTAAATGTTCCGCCACGATTTTTCATTACACCACCCATATTCATTTTTTTAGTAATGTCACCTTTAGGTAAGTTTTTTGCTCTTCTATTCATTAATGTACCTAGTTTTGGAGTAGGTTTCTTAGGACCTTGTTTTACACCTGCATCAGGATATTGTTTTTTTAATTCTTTTAGCTCATTCTGATAAATTTTAGCAACTTCTTTAAAATAAGCTCTGTTCTTTCCTTTAGTTTTTTCAGCTTTGTCCAAAGCATCATTTATTTTCTTTTTGGTGATAGTTATTGAACCTGCACCTTTAAATCTATTTACCTTTTTTTTATCTGACATTAGTAATATTCCCTTGCTCTTCTTGGATACCAATTCTCTGGGATTTCTTCGCCTTTTAAATCGATAAAGCCACCTTGTCTAAAACGCATGATAGCCATTGTCATACTATCACAATAGTCATCATGCTCTCCATTCGGAAAAGATGCAACCTCTTCTATCACATCCTCTGCAAATTTTTCCCCTTCAGGATACCATACTTTACCAGATTCGAAAATAGGCGACACAATATGCATTCTCATAGTTTTATCTATACCCCCACCACCTCTTCGTCTGCCAGGACTAAATGTAGTGACAGGCAGATTCAATAGTCTTAACTCGTCTGCCAAAGGTTGTCCACTTGCTTTTGCCTCAATCAACATCATATCGGGTTCCCAATATTCATTTTCTTCTATCGCAATCTGCTTCAACTCTGGAAAACTCCATCTGCCTTTTTTCGCATCTAACATTATCAAATGTTGATCACCATCTTCTTTAGGCTCAAAAACTCCCCAAGTTGTAATCGCACTATAGTCGGCAGTCTCTTTTTTACTATAAGCCGTATCGTAACTTTGAATTATATAATCTAGTCTCGGTGTATCGGGTCTCTCCCATAACTGCCACCAATCCCTCTTGATCATTGCAACGGCTTCCGAGGTCGGATTTTGTTGCCACTGTGCGTTCCACTTGACCGGGGACAGTGATGCCTTGACCTTTAACAATTCATCCGTTTGCCAAAACTCGGGCCATAAAGGTTTATCATTCGGTAGTATCGCTGGGAATTCTATAACCTCCCATTGATCTGCCATAGCATCCATTGCCATATTCTGTATTAAACGACCTGTCAGATCTTTCTTCGACCATCTTGTCTGCACAATGATGATGGTTCCCCCCGGTTGTAATCTCTGCCGTGGACCAGAAGTATACCACTCATATGTATTATCATAAGCAACCGTGGACAATGCATCTTGTTCCGAGTGTGGATCATCAATGATCAACAAATCGGCACCACGACCAGTCATTGCTGCACCCACCCCCGCTGCAAAATATTCCCCGCCTCGGCTAGTCTCCCAACGACCTGCCGCTTGGCTATCCTGTTTCAAGTCCGTCTTGGGAAAGATCTCTGCATAAATGGGATCGGCAATAAGATCACGGACTTTCCTTCCAAATCTTACAGCAAGTTCCGTGTTCATGGTAGCCTGTATAATTTTTAATTTAGGATTACGGCCCAAGAACCACGATGGCATTAAATATGACGCTAATTCTGACTTCGAGTGTCTAGGTGGCATGTTGATTATCAAACGCTTCAAGTTACCCGATGCAATGTCCTCGAGCTTTTCTGCAATAATACGATGATGTCTGCCCTCTATAAATCCCTCGTATACATGTTTAGCATAGGCAAGAAATTTAGTTTGAGCTAGTTCTCTGGTTTCAAGTCGTCTCTTCTGTTCTTCCAGTAACAGAACTTCTTGTAAAACGTCTTTTGGTAATACATCTAGATTCATGCCCAAACAATAATATATTTAAATGAATTTATCAATCATTGTAATTATTAGTATATAAGTTACCCTTGCCCCGTGTTTTAGGGGGGTGCCCCCTCTTGTAACAGTAAAGTTGTTTACCTTTTTGTTTTAGTAACCCTTTAAAACATTAGCTTCGCAAGCTCCACTAATAAATGCTATCGCATTTATAGTTCTGCTAACAAAGCTAATGTTTTCCGAAATTTTTTTAGGGTTGCAAAAATGTCACACTCTGTGACATTTTTACCACAGGCCTTGGATCAGAAAACTTGATAGGTAGTATCAAAAAATATAATAACAATCTGCTTTACTTATGGGATTATCTAGGATACAATGAACTTGGGAATAATCCCTTAACCATAGCCAAGGAGGACACTATGTCTTATGCTATACAAGATGCAATCGAAGAGTGCATCGATGAGAGAATTGCCTCTCAAATTGAAGATGCTATCGATGATAGCACAGAAGTTCAATCCATCAAGGGAGATCTTGAAGAAGTTCAATCTGCGATCTCAGACTTAGAAGCTAAGTTTGATGGTGACTTTGCCGATGTGGTTACTCAACAAGTTATTAAAAACTTGACCACAAAATTGGTTAATTCTCTTGATGATGGTTACGTCATGGTCAAGAAGTCTTATCTTAATGAACTACAAACCAAAAAGGAGGAGGGCTAGAACTGGGGGCGAGAGCCCCCTTTTCCCTTTATAAAATATGGAAAAAGATTATAAATTAATGTATTTAAGAGGCGAGTTAATTGGTCTAAAAACTGCAATGGTTGAATTAAAAAATCATGAATTAAAATTGACCGAGGAAACAATAAGACTTGAAAATAAAATAAAAGAAATGGAGGAAGAAAATGGATAGACAAAGAGAACTAGAAGAAGACTGGTGGTATCATTACAATGCTAAATGTGATTACATTGCAGAACTCAAAAAGGAACATGAAGATCCTTATTGGGACTGTGATCACAAAGGAAGAAAGCCAGATCATCCAGATTATGAAAAAGATTAATCAAGTTTCCTTGGTGGAAAGGGAGAGTTTCGGCTCTCCTTTTTTTATTTATTTTAAATGTTTAAAAGTCAAGATCGCAAACTTCTTAAAACAAAAGCCTCGCAAGGCTCGTTTTTGTTTTTGTCAAATTTTTTTTGGGTTGCAAAAATGCAACAGTGTTGCAAAAATGTCACATGTCAAACAATAAGATTTGATACGCAATATCATAAAATATGATGCAAGAACCAGGTTTTTTTATTGACTATTTCACAATCCCAGAATATCCTATAAAGAATAATTAACCAAAAGGAGGACGAAAAATGACTAAATCTGATTTAGAAATTGTTCAAGAAACAATGAAGACATTAAATCAAATGTGTAATGTTAATCATGACTATTGTAAGACTATCAATAGTGAATTAATTAAGTTTGTTGAAATAGTAAAGACTATTGATGCACGATTAAAAAAACTGGAGGACTTAAACAATGCATAAATTATCAAAACATGAAAAGTTACAAGCTTTTAATTATGCCGAAAGGCAGTTAAACGATTTAATGTTTCAGAAACAAGAGATCTATTCTATTATACGTCATGTTTCTTCAAGTGGTATGACAAGACATATAAGCTTTTTTATTATCGATAATTTAAAAGAACCGAATAGAATAGTATTCATTGATAATTTAATTTCTGATTATTTAGATTATAAACCGAATTCAAGTTATACTGGTTTAGTGGTTCGGGGTTGTGGTATGGATATGGCTTTCTCGGTTGTAAATCATTTACAAGTTAAAATGTCACATTCAGAAAATACAGACTTTATAGATTATGATTTTAGGTCTAGAATTATCTAATACAAGGAGGCGAAAGCCTCCTTTTTTTATTTCAAAATGAATTCCTTAATTTTCCAATTCGCAAAATTTTTTTAAATTTGAAACTCGCAAACTCCTTAAAACAAAAGCCTCGCAAAGCTCATTTTTGTTTTGCCAAAAAATTACAAGTTTGCAGACATTGGGTAATCGTATCATGAACCAAGAAACTTGGATGATCTAGTCCACGAACCATTGAAATTGCTACTTGATAACCATCAAATAAAAATGCATTAGAGGTCAAAGGGTCACGAACCAAGATAAAAGAAATATAATTATTGTTGAATATCCTTAAATGTGTTGATATTTGGGATTTTTCTAGTTTAATCCTATTTCCTTTTATAGGTGCTTTTAATTCAATAAATAAGGGTAATTGATCATTAATTATAATTAAATCTGGAAAACCAGAATTATATTTATTTTCAATTTTTTGTATAAAATCTGATTTTTTTAATGTTGATTTTATTTGCTTAAAAAAGTTTTTTTCATTTGACATTTCTGTTATAATTTCCCATAATTACCTATACTTAATCGGAGGGCAATATTAATGTTAGTTACTACAAGATATAAAAAGAATATACACGAATTAAATGATTATCAATTTAAAGTTTTAAAACCAAGTACAAATAAAAAACTTGGGAAAAAAGTTTTAAAAGGTACATTTAAAGACTATAAGTTTTTAACATTAACATTAGTAGAAAGAGAAACTTGCCCAAAAGATTGTTTTCATTGGGACGATTGTTTTGGAAACAATATGCCATTCGCACATAGAATGAGTAATAAGGACGAATTACTTTTAACTACAAGAATTCATAATGACATAAAACAATTAAATGGTAAAAAAGCATTAATAAGATTGCATATACTAGGCGATTTTTTTAATGTTGAATATGTTTGGTTTTGGGATTTAATGTTAAAGTTATATCCTAACATTGCAATTTATGGATATACTGCAAATAGTACATCTAGTAAATATGAAACTAGTAGAAATATTGCACAAGCAATTTTAAGTTTAAGAATTAAATACAAAAAAAGATTTTCAATAAGATATAGTAATGATCTAAAACAAGAATTTTCTGCAAATTCTGAAGAATTACAAAAACCCCAAAAGAATAAATCAATACAATGTCCCGAACAAATTGGATTAACCAATAGTTGTGGTAGTTGTGGTTTATGTTGGGAACAACCAAAAAGACAAGTTATTTTTAAAACCCATTAGGAGGAAAAACAATGGTTAATAAAAAATCAAGTTATCCATTATTTCATGAATTTAAAATTATGAAAATTGGGAACATTTTATTCAATACGAATGTTGACGATATCATTGACGAAGAGATTGAAGAAACAAAAGTATTATTAAATCAAGTAAAAGATATTAATGAAATAGTGGAGGTATGATTGAGTATTTACGAACAATTAAGAAAGATAATTAATAACAATTCATGTTGGCAACAAGACAATGTAAAGATTGAATTGCTATGGAATATTCTTTTATCGAATGACAAAAGGAGTTTTAGGGAATATTTCGAAGAAGAACATAATGTTGAATTATATGATGCAATGACATTCAAAGAATTATTAATTTTATGTAATCAATACAATGTGGGAGGTAGATTTAAATGAATGATTTAATAATTGATATCGCTAGATTAAAGGCAATACAAGAAAATGTTAATCAAATTAATGGAATGTATTTAACTAAGAAAATACTGCAAGAAATGATTAAAGAAAAAGAAATAGTAATAAACAATTTTGAAAAAACTTTAAAAAAGGAGGATTGCAGACAATGAGCAGATTGAAAGACAAATTACTTGAGGTGGAATTATTTGTTGGAGAACAAATAGAAGACTACACAAATGAACAAGTAATCGAAAAAGTTCGCAAACGATTTGGATCGCAGATGTATGTTCAATATGCAGAAGAATTGCTTGAAGAATTTAGAATGGAATTAGATTTGATAAGGAGGTTTTCATAATGAAACAGAAACGAATATTTGAAAAATTACATGATGTAATAAGTTCATTAAATGAAGAAGTAAATGATTGGAATAAAAAAGGAATTAAAAAGATAAGTTTGCAGAACATGATAAATGATCTTGAAGTTGTTGATGCAGAATTACATGATTTAATTCCACCATCAATAGAAGGGGAGGGAAGTTTTGGTAATCAAGACAATAGAGTTTGTATGTTCTATGTAATTAAGCAATTACAAGACATGATTACAGAAAATGATGATAGACAAAAGATACTTCAATTAACAGAATTTTATAATGAATTAGTTTTTAATCTTGGAATAAATACATTAAGAAATCATACGAATGATTGGGAGGATAGATAATGATTACATTAGAACGATTAAAAAATGCAGTAGCAGATATAAAGGCAAGTGAAGAAGAATGGATACTAGATATTGAATCTAATGAATATCAATGTATGTGTGAGGGTTTAGATATGCTTGTTAGACATTTTGAACAATTAGAGGAGGCAGATAATGGCAAGTGAATTATATCATCATATTCATAGAAATAAATTATCTAAAACTGTTACTTGTGATGGTTGTGCAGAAATGTTTGATGAATGTGAAATAGACTTTAGTCATGCAGATTATTTTAGGTGCGAAGATTGTGCCGAAAAACATTCTAAAGAGGCTTATAAACTTTATTGGGGAGATAAAAAATGAGTGGACATAGTTATGATACTGAATGCCCAAATTGTGGGAATGAAAATTATATGATTAGTGAGGATTGGAAACCATTTGATACAAGAAGTACATTTTGTTTAGATTGTGGTTTTCAAACTTATACTCATACTTCGTTTGCAAGTTTAGAGGAAATAAATATTGAGAGATCAGAATTTGATGATGGGGATGAACAAATGTATGCCCCATTATTAAAAAGAGCCGAACCCACAGAATGGGCAAGGCATAACATGAAATATTATCTGACAAAGGAGGACACAAATGACAGATAAATTTACAAAACCAATATTAAGAAATCTTAGAATGACTTTACAAGAAGTGCTAGATGCAGAATGTAAAACAGATAAGATACCTTTTAAATTTACTCTTGGTAATTGTACTTTTGAGGAAGACCAAGCAAAGTTTCAATTGATTGTTACTTTCAAAGGTACAACACCTCAAGACATACAAAGAAAAAAAGAGTATGAGGATCTTCAACAAATGGCAAAATTCTTTGATATAGATTTGTTAAAGAAACACCCTAGGTACACTCTTGTTGGTTACAAAAGTAAAGCAAGAACAAAACCTTGGATTATTACAGACAATCAAAGAAGTGGAGAGTTCATTATAACTGATGATCAAGCAAAAACTTTGTTTGGTAAAAAAGATGTTAATGAATTTATTGAAAGACAAAGGGAGGCACAATCTAATGCTTAAATTAACTTTAAAAGATCTTTGGGATTTAAGAGAGTGGGTTGATCAAATGTATTGGGACTATGATCGATTGAGTAGAAGTGGTCAAGATACTCTTGATAAGATCGCCAAAAAGATTGGTCTTGAAGATAAGGAAGATGCTAATAATAAAATTTATGATGTGATCGACACAATGGATGTTGATAAATTAAAAAGGGAGATTTTAGAAAATGAGAAGAATTAAACCTAAAGCAATTGAAAAGTGGAGGGCACAAGGTATTCCTTGTGTCCCACGATATCATTTTACAGAAGTTCCTAACAATGAATATGGTCGATTGTTTATTAAATGCTTGAAGAAGTATTTAAATAAAGATGGATATTATATCACTGTTAGAGGACAACATTTAAGAAAAGATGTTGATTGGAGAAAACATCAACATGGTCAACCTCAATATGCATCAACTCATCTTAGAGTTTATATTGATAGGAGGAAAGAAATATGAGAGAGCAAAAACCTTGGACTAATCCTCTTCATCACTCCCAGGAAAATCAAGCACAAGATCATAAACTATTAGAAATGTCTAAAATTTTAGAAGATTACATGGAACATAAATTTGATGTCATTACAGATAGCGAATGGTTTGCAGATTTAGTAGAGGAAAAAATTCAAAAATTATTGGAGGAAAAAAATGATTAAAGAAGTTTCTTTATGTAGTGGGATCGGAGGTTTTTCTCTTGGTTTCGAATGGGCAAAATTCGCAGAACCAGTTATGTTCTGTGATTTTGATGAATGGTGTAGAAAAGTTTTAAAAAAGAATTGGAATGATATTCCAATTTATAATGATGTTAAGGAGATCGCAAATGACCCAAGAAGATTTATTTCAAACAAACTCAACAAAGGAGAAAAATGGGTGCTCACAAGTGGATACCCATGTCAACCTTTCTCCGTCTCGGGAAATCGCAGAGGCGAAGAAGACCCTCGGCACATCTTTCCGTACATCCATAGAATTGTTGAACAAACAAGACCCACTTATTGTGTTTTCGAAAATGTTTATGGGCATGTCTCAATGGGACTTGACGAGGTTCTCTTTGAAATGGAAAGGATCAACTACCATACGAGGCAATTTGTTGTTTCGGCTAGTAGTGTCGGAGCGAGACACAAAAGAGACAGACTCTGGATCATCTGCAAAAATGTGGGCGACACCGAATACAATGGATGCTCTACCTCCGAGATCGGAGGAAGCAACCAAGAAATTGCAAGAGGGTCACAGAAAAGGTCGCAAGAGACCGAGCAATCTAAGGGAGCAAGTGGACAAGAAGACAATGGCTCTTTACGAAACAAACTATCCGACACCGACAACGAAGGGTTTCGGTCATGCCTCGGAGGGGATGACATTGATCTTCAGAAAGAAAGTGGAGAACGGAGAACTGACGGAACAAGAGGCTCAAGCAATGATGAACGGAGTAACTCTGAGACCACCAAGAATGAAGGAGTGGAAATATCCGACACCGAATGCAGGTCTAGTCAAACACAGTTACAACGGGAATCACGAGTATTACAAGAAGAGACTCAAGGACGGCAGACAAGTGGACTTGGCTCACAAGATATTCCAAGAGGAGGGAGACGGCAGACTCAATGCGAATTGGACAGAGTGGCTAATGGGTTATCCTATTGGATGGACGAACCTCGAGGAGTCCCAAGAGTCACAGTCGATCAAAAAAACAGACCCCAAAGATTAAGGATGTTGGGGAATGCAATAGTTCCCCAAATAGCAATGCAAATAGGTTTAGCATTAAAAGAAGATATGAAAAATTGATCTTACTTGACTTCCTAGGAATAATAATGCTAAAGAGAAAAGGCACGGAGCAATATCAGGAATTGCTTATGTTTGGTCGGAGAGTTTTGTCCTCCCCTTATCCTCTCCGACCACCTTAAAATCACCTTCAATAAAAGCAGACGGATGTTGTTTTCTAATCTCTGTGAGTCTTGCTACTATTTCTTCTCGAGATAATTGATCTAATTGATGAGTTGTTTCTCTTCGATCTATAGTTAAGCCTCCAAGTGCAGAGCGTATCTTCTCGGCATTGATCGCAGACGAAAATTGACCTTCTGCCTCTGCTCCTCGACTTAAATCATGTAAGCGTTTGAGTTGACCAATAAGCGTGACACCATATTTCTTTTCTCTAATCTCTCGGAGTTCTTTAAGATGTTCAGTAACCAAAGGAAAATCTTTACCATTCAACAAAAGACTTGCAGTCTTGGCTGCCTGTCCTTCGGAATATCCTGCTCTTCTTGCACACTCGGCATTACTATAAATGCCTTCACAAATAAGTTTGCAGAATTCTTTTTGTCTGTTTGTAAGGAACTTTTCTTTTGCCATAATCAAAATATAATAAGTTTATTCTCATATTTTTTCAATTTAAAACCAAAAAAAATGTTTGCGGCTTCATCTTGTCTGTATCAAAGTGTACTGAGTGTATACAAAAGTGTACTGAACTATTTGAAGCATATCAACAGTTACAGAAGATATTATACACTTATACACTTATACACCTATTTTAAAAAAAATAAAAATAAAACAAAAAATTATGAGAGAAACAATATAGAAAATTAATATCGCTTGACTTTTATAAGATAATTTAGGAGAATTAAAAAAAACTTAGGAGGTTTTTATGAATGAGCCATTTAACTTTGGTAGTCATTTTGAAATACAACATAAATTAAACATGGCAAACGATAGAAGAGTTGACATGCCGATAGAAGAAGCGATTAACAGATTAGAAAGAGTAGTGTCTGATAATTGTGACGATTTGAGAAAGAAAGAGGGAGGCTCTGTATATGCAGAGGAACTCATGTCGGCCTGGAAAAAAATTTTAAACGAAAGATTGTAGATGTTTAAAGCCATGTTATTAGTTTGCTCCTTGGTTCATGCACCAGGAGGAGAGAGAAGTTGTTTCGAGTTACATGATATGGAAGCTCCGAATGGTTATACAACTGAAGAGAAATGCATGGCAAGGATACATGAGATGGCAGACATGGTAAGAACTGTTGTGCCGTTTCCGTATGAACTAAAATATAAATGTGAAAACAAAACGAGGAGGACTAACTTTGATTAAGAAAAACAATTTTGAGAGACGATCTGCATCAGAGCAGATAAGAAGAGATCATTTAGAATTAAAAAAAAACCAAAAAAAATTTGAAGCTGACGAAGATTGGGGTTCACAAAACAGTTTGAAAGCAGAGAAAGAGATTGAATACGGAAGAGTGTTTCATGAACCGACAAGATTGGAGAGTGGATCAACCGAGATAGGAAGGATAATGGGAGGCAGTAGAAGAGGGATGCCTCAAGATAATGTGAAGTATTCATATAGAAAAGGAGGACAAAAGTGAGACCGAGCACAATAAAAATGGTAAAGAAAGCCACAAGAAAAAGATATGATACAGAGTTTATCAACTACAAAAATGCAGAGTCACATTACATAGAGTTATACACAAATGTAAAAAGAGTAATAAAGGTTGAGGCAACAACAGAAAAACAAGCAATAGACAGAGCATTGGATAAAGAAGAAAATAAAAACTCGTGGAAAAATCTTGGGTATGTGTTTGTTGATTGTGATTACAACATAGTTAAGGAGAAGGATTATGAGACTTATAGACAGGATCATAAAAAAATTCGAGGAAGAAGCCTTAGAATTCGCATCCGTGGGTATGGAAGAAGAAGCACAACATGCTAGAAAACAAGCTTCTAAATATACTGAAATGAAATATAATGGTCACACACATTCAATTAGATCGGAGATAAAAGATGAGTGAGGAAGTAAATTATGAATATAAAAAAGAAGAAATCAAAACGCACTGCTTACCTAGATGTCCAAGATGTCAAGGCACATTACAGACTGTTAATATACATGGTCATGAGCAATGTGTTTTGTGCCATAGTGTTGTGGACGATTGTTGCCAAGGCTCACAACTAAAATGAGTGACAATGTAATTAAATTTCCATATAAAGTTAAGAGAACAGTTAAACCTGTGCCTTTGGTATGTGAGTTGGCTGCAAAACAATTTGAACAAGTTTTAATTGTGGGAACAAATTCAAAAGATGGATACGTTCAGATGATTACAACC